ACCCTGACCGGTGGCAATCGCAGCACCCTGACCGGTGGCAATCGCAGCACCCTGACCGGTGGCGACGACAGCACCCTGACCGGTGGCTATGGCAGCACCCTGACCGGTGGCAATCGCAGCACCCTGACCGGTGGCTATGGCAGCACCCTTCTCTTCAAGTGGTACGACTATGCGGCTGGACGCTACCGCAGCATCTTGGCCGAGATTGGCCTTGAGGGCGAGGAGTCTGTCATCGTGGCAGGCAAGCCGTACAAGGCAGTCAACGGGGTACTCGTACCGCAGTGGTCCGAGTTGGGATGACCGTCCTAGCCCAGACAGAGGACTACCTTGTGGAGTTCGAGGATGGGCTACTGACCATAGCTAGATATAGCGACGGTCACTGCAAGGCTACGGACTACAGAGGTTGTGCCGGGGACTTTAGGCGTGACCTCAACGTAGCAGGTCCGGAGAAGGCCCTCCGCACTTGGGTCAACGGTATCATGTATCGCTGCCAGTGGAGGCCGCTTTACAAGCCAACACGTATGCCGGGTGCGCCCGCCGTACTCCACGACCAACCAACGCATCAACGATAAGAGGAGGCATGTATGCCCGATTGCATCAATGTGTACCAAGGGACGAACAACCACCAATGGTTGGGAGTACCCTTGGTCCGTGACGAGGCTGACCATGCAGCTAAGCTGCTACAGTCGATAACTGACAACGACGTAAAAGTGGTCGGACGCTGGCTGGTAAGGCCTAAGGCCCATGTTCAATCTTAGGGCTGTCCAGCAATCCTTAGCACCACGGGGCATACGGTGCAGCAGGGTTGAACCATATAATGACGGGCGTTGCCGCTTTGCGGTGTGGCCCGAAGGTAAGCGTTATCTCAGCAAGTTCTCTGATGACGTTGACCATGTGTACCGCCTTGGCTTGGGCATGGCCTAAGGCGGTTACGCACTGAACCAGCCGGAACAATAGTGTAATCCGGCTTAATTCTAGGATCGAACTGATTTACATGGCAAAAGTAGTTTTGGGTGTGGGGCCGACCGATCATGAGATTGAGTCTGGAAAACTGTATCTTGAGTTCTACGGGGGTAGAATTAACAACATCATGGAGGCTACCGGCACGGTTGAAAACAACCGCTACGTAGATGAGCATCCCGCCTTACCGGCAATCACCGCCTTCATGAAAGAAGAAGGCTGGGAGCTATCCGGTTCGGGCTTCTTCTCCGCAGTGTTCGTCCGTGGCGGCCTTGCCCTCAAGGTAGGCCTCAAGAAGGAAGATAGCGGAGCAACCTACGCAGCATGGGCACGAGCGAACCAAGGCAAGGCCGGGGTACCCGTGATCTATGCTATCGACAAATTCACACGCTGCTACGTTGTGCTGCTGGATCGCTGCCATCCCTTTGACCGGGGAACCGCAGGCACACAACTCCGCTGCGAAGCAACGATGGTACGGGACATTATCGAGCATGGGGATAGCCCCGTTATCGAAATGCCCATCACCGTTACCGCCCACGAAATCCGCACGTTCTTTGATGGCATCGCCTTCTTCGACGTAAACAGCGGAAACATCATGGTGGACCGCTTTGGCCGCTTGGTTATCACTGATCCAGTCAGCTATGACCATGGTATGCGGAGCAACCATAGCCGCCAAGATCGACCGGAACACGAATATACCTACACATACACGTATTGACTTCACACCCATGGGCCTTAGTGCAGGTACCCATGGGTGCATAGTCCGTACCGGACGCACTCTCCGCATTACCATGACGGGAGTTACCAATGCCAAGAAAGAAATCAAAAGTGAACGACGTCACCACCAGCGCACCCCGTACCACCCTCCAGAAGCTGGAAGCAGCGCGGGCGCTGGTCGCTAAGTATGAGCAGCAGCTTGCCTCGGAAGCTATCGTCAACAACATCGAAGTAGGCGATGATGTGGACTTCATCTTCGGTCGCGGCGACAAGAAGCGCACCCTGACGGGCGTGGTCATCGTCGGCATTACCGAACTGGATGGCGTGGGCAAGGTCGTCGGCGTCGAGAGCGGCGAAGGCTTCGAGAAGCAGGTGTACAAGGTCCGCGTCAGCGACCTGTCCGCCAACCGTACCGCCGATGGCCGCGAGCCGACCATCCCCACGACCTCGGACGAGAGCGACCCACTCAGCGCTGAATAAACCCAGCTACAACCCGGCCTGAACCAAGGGGCTGTTCCATTGCGGAGCGGCCCCTTTTCTATTGGAGGAAAGAATGAACAAGACGCTGAACTTCACCCGCCGCCTCATCAATCTGGCGACCACCGTTCATATCAAGGGCCTCAAGGCCGCTGTCGCTGCTGCTGATCGGGCCACCGACGCGGCTATTGATGCGGAGGCACAGGCCAACCGCGTCAAGTGGGCTGCGGTATCGGAACACGCCCTTGCCAAGCAGGCGGTGGACAAGGCCGTCAGCACGGCCAGCGCTGTGTATGAAGCGGCCAAGGCTGAGATTGCAACGCTGCGCCCTTCGGAGGCTGCCCGCGTCTAAATGCCCGACGATTACGAATACGAGCCGTCGCACGAAGTTTTGAGCCGTGCTGGCTATGATCCCCGATTTACTCCTCTCGACACGCTGATGGCTGCCCCGGTGGGCGTCGGCCTCGCGGTCGCTGATGCAATGGAAAACGAATACTGATGGCTTCCTTCTTCCTCCCGCTCCTCGCGCTGATGTTCATCGGCTTCAAGATTGTCGGCGTCATCGCATGGCCGTGGCTGTGGGTGCTGGCCCCCATCTGGGCACCGCTGGCGCTGGCTCTTGCCGTCATCGTGATCTTCGCTGGCCCGTGGATGATCTACCGGGCCGTCAAACGCTAGGAGGTACCCATGTCCGCCAAGGACTACTATGATGGTGGATGCCGCGTTGTTCTCGGCGGTGTCCCTGTGCGGCTGGCCCGTAAGCCCAGCAAGACAGCACTCGCCCTAATGCGAGGCAGCAACGACCCATTCTGCAAGCCAACGCCTTTGGAAGGCTGGCAGCAGGAGCAAGCGTACCTTGAGGCCATGGGCCGGGTATGACCTTAGACCCTGCCTCTTGGTTGGAGGCGGCACAAGCCCTCCAGCTAGGTGGCAGGGCGCGTGTTCCCCATGATTGCGGTTCCGGCACCCCTCTCATTGTCGATCACAAAGAGACGTGCTGGACCGCATGGTGTCACAGATGCTCCGATGACGGGTGGGTACCAAAGCCCTCCCCTAGTCTCGCTGAGCGCCTAGCTAGGCTCAGCAAGGTGATACAGGCGGATGAGGCCGCTGCGCTCGACGTGCGGCCCCCGATGCCTGCGGAGTTCGACCCATCATCTTGGCCCCTGCCCGCCCGTGTGTGGCTGTACAAGGCAGGGCTGTCCAACCAGCGGATCATCCAACTGGGCTTCTACTGGAACCCTAGGATGTCCCGCGTCGTGATGCCGGTACTCGACGGCCAGCGTTTGCTCTATTGGCAGGCGCGTGGGTTCGACAAGGACCGGCCCAAGTATATCAACCCGCCCATCGACAAGCCCCTGTACAAGCAGGGTAGCGGCCCGGTGCTCGTCCTCACTGAGGATATGCTAAGCGCCGCCCGTGTCGCTGAGGTGACAGCAGCGTGGTCCATCCTTGGTACCAGCCTGCTGGACGACGACAAGATCAATGACATCATCGGTACCGGCTTGCCCGTAAGGGTGTGGCTGGACCCTGATGGCGCGGGCCTCAAGGGGCGTCGCAAGATTGTCCCCAAGTTGCGAAGCTACGGCGTGGACGCTGTTAGCATCAAGACGGCCAAGGACCCCAAGCTCTACAGCAAAGAGGAGATAATCAAGTGGCTGACATGAACGTAGATTTAGACCGTCTGTATCATCCTGCGGTAGTAGATTACCTGTCTAACTCAGACCGTCGAATTGTCGCAGGGGCTAGGCGTGTCTTGCAAGTTCTTGACATACCCTATCCAGAGTACCTTAAACTCAAGCCCGCCGGTCGCCCTGCATCCCCACGTCTTATGGAGGAGTTCCGTAAGGACTACCCACAGCAGGGTGGCGACGTAACCATTAAGGAGCAAACCGATAAGTCTTGACCTTACGTTGCTGCGGCTTCTCCGTACCAAGGAGAAGTACGACAAGCTAATACGATCAGTACCCAAGCATGTGTTGGATGAGAAGTCCGCGATTATCCTTGATGACTTCGGCAAGTTCTTTCGGGAGTTTCCCGATGTCGTCTCGATTGAGGAGGAGCCTTTCTGGCTCTGGTTCCGCAGCTTCGCCCATCCAAAGCTCAACGATGAGCAACGCGCCTTTTACAAGACGTTCCTCGCCAAGGTGCAGGAGCCTGTCCCTGAGGAGCTAGAGAGTGGGCTTATGGCCCGCCTTGTCGCTGCCGATACCGCTTCCAAGCTCGTCACCATAGTTGAGAAGTTCAACGAGGGTGAGGAGATAGACCTTGGCTCCGCAATGCGGGACATTGTTGAGCGGTTTGAAATGGACTGCGACCGCAAGGTTAAGACACCTTGGGTGCAGGACGACATCAACGATCTTTTGCAGGACGATGCGGATGACAGAGGGTTCCACTGGAGACTGTCAGAAATTAACGCCAGCCTCAGACCTCTTCGACCCGGAGACTTTGGCATCCTTGCTGGCCGACCTGACACAGGTAAAACAACGTTTGTCACGGATCAGCTTACCTTCTTTGCCGCTCAGGTTGAGGAGCTATTCCCCGGCCAGCAGAGAACCATACTCTGGTTTAATAACGAGGGTCCCGGTAAGCGAATTGTATCGAGGCTCTACCAGTCAGCCCTCAATGCCACGATGCAAGACCTTGTGCAGCGATCCCAAGCCGGAACTATCGGGCAGGATTACATCGCAGTTACTGGTGGACGACCTGATATTATACGGGTGTTCGATGTTCATGACTTTTGGAACCACGAAGTCGAAGACATCATCCGCACCACCCCGCCCGCCATCATCGTCTTTGACATGGTGGACAACATCAAGTTCGGCGGCGGCACCAACAACAACGGAACCCGAACCGATCAGCTTCTCGAAGCAATGTACCAGTGGGCACGGATCATCGCTGTCAAGCATGATTGTGTTGTCCTTGCTACTAGCCAGATCAGCGCCGATGGAGAGAACCTTGCCTACCCTACCCTCGGAATGTTGAAGGACAGCAAGACCGGCAAGCAAGGTGCTGCGGACTTCATCCTCACCATCGGGTATAATCAGGACTTCCCCCTCACCCGTTACCTTGGCCTGACCAAGAACAAGCTGGCCCGCGTAGGCGGCAACAAACAGCTACGGGCAGAGACGAACTTCGACGGCAATCGCGGGCGGTACAATTCGCCCAACGAGCTTACAGGAGCAGTGTAATCACCAACGTTACCAGCACGAGCCGCGAGGCTTATGCAGACATTAAAGACAAGCTGCCGACCATGCACGAACGGGTGATGTCGGTGTTCAAACAGGACTTAACCCGCACCCGCGCTGAGATCGCCGCGCACCTCAACCTGCCAACCGCATCGGTGGCAGGCCGCGTCAACGAGCTTATCAAGAAAGGGCGCCTGCGGGTGTTTGGCACCATCAACTGTACGGTGTCCGGCAAGAAGGTACAAGGTCTGTGCCGTCGCTGAGACGATACCGCGTCAGGTACGGGGGCCTTCGCTATCAGGCCCAGTATAAGGGGTGGTTCGGGTGGAAGAACCTTCCATGGAAGCACCTTGGCGGGAATGACCTCACCGGGCCAATCATCTGCTTCTCTGGTTACGCCAACAGCACAGCTAGACTGGCCGACGCTATTGCGATCATCGAGTACGACCGCCGCTACCGGCATCCCGTAGGACACATGGAGGTAATCGCATGACCTATACCGTATGGGACATTGAAACCACCATCCGCACCAGCTTCAAACGAAAGGCTAACCCCTTTGACCCTGCCAACTTCGTCGTCATGTCGGGCTATCGCCGCGAAGGGGGTCCCGTTGTCGGAGACTACTTCGGACGAAGGGGTGCTGGTGACGGCTCCGGGCTACCCGGTGATTGGTTCACAAAACTACTGGAGGATACCTCTGTACTCGTCGGCGCGAACATCAAGTTCGACATCCTTTACGCCCTGCGGGAGCCTCACAACCTAGAGGCATGGATGGCCTTTGTCGCCAACGGCGGCACGGTCTGGGACATCCAGCTTGCTGAGTATCTGCTGGAAGGCATGGACCAAGCCAACCAGATGCTGAGCATGGACGAAATGGCCCCGCGCTACGGCGGCAACCTCAAGTTCGATGAGGTGAAGGCCCTGTGGCAGGAAGGCGTCTGCACCGCCGACATCGACCCCGGCCTACTGCGGCGTTACCTCTGCGGTACCGACGATGAGCACGGGGACATCGGCAACACCGAATTGATCTACCTCGCCCAACGGGATCGGGCGGAAGCCTGCGGCCAGATGCGCTCCATCCAGATGAACATGGGCAGCTTGCTCTGCACCATCGAAATGGAACGCAACGGCATGGCGATTGACGTGGAGCTTGGCCGTAAGCAGGCCGATGAGCTTGCCACGAAGATCGCTGAGCTTAGCGTCGAGCTTGCCCAGCATCTGCCCGCTGACCTCCCGTTTGATTTTAACTGGAACAGCGGGACGCAGAAGTCCGCCATCATCTTCGGCGGCACCGTCAAGTATAAGAAGTGGCTACCGCACCTGACCGAAGATGGGCAGATGCAGTACGCCATGAAGGACGAAGAACATTACGTCCTTGTGGATGGTAGCACGGTGAGCGTGGAGGTGGCGAAGGCTGACCTTGAGGCGTATTTCGGTCGCATATTCGTTTACAAGAGCGGCAAGAACGACGGGGAGTTCAAGACCAAGAAGGTGAAGGTACCCAACCTTGATAAGCCCAAGGGGGCCATCCAAGACGTACCCTATACCTTCCCCCGCATCACGGAACCAAGCCCCCGATGGGCTGGGGCCACTGAGGGGGTATGGTCCACCAGTGCGGAGGTTATCGAGGCGCTAGGCAACAGGGACATCCCGTTCCTCAAGAGCCTCAGCAAGGTAGCCGCCCTCACCAAGGACCTTGGCACCTACTACATCGTGGAGGACCCGAAGAAGCCGGGTGAGTTTAAGGGGATGCTGACGCTGGTACAGGCCAGCGGGATCATCCACCACATGCTCAACCACACCAGCACGGTAACGGCGCGGTTCAGCAGCAGTAACCCCAACCTCCAGAACATCCCGAAGGAGGGGAAGTCTGTTGTCAAAAGCGTGTTCATCAGCCGCTTTGGCAAGGACGGCAAGATCGTCCAGTCTGACTTCAAGAGCTTGGAAGTTTACATCCAAGCTATCCTTACCAAGTGCCAGCAGCTTATCCGAGATTTGCAGGACGGTCTGGACATGCACTGTGTGCGTGTCGGCCAAACCTTCAACATCAGCTATGATGAGGCGGTTCGCCTCTGTAAAACGGAGAAGCTGCCGGAATGGGACGCCCGCCGAACAGATGCCAAGGGGTTCAGCTTCCAGCGCGCCTATGGTGCCGGGGCCAACACCATCCACGAGAACACCGGGATCGCCATTGACGTTATCAATGACCTGATCGTCGCTGAGAACGCACGGTACCCGGAGATTGAGAAGTTCTTTGCCAAGCTGACTGAGGACATCAAGGCAGGCAGCAAGGCAACGGGCATCCACTTCCAGCATCCGCAGATACCGGGGCTGGACTGCAACCCGCGAGTGGGCACGTACCGCACACCGGACGGGAAGCTGTACAAATGGCGCGAGAGTGCGGCCCCTGAGTGGATCGCCAAGAAGGCAGGCAACCGCCCCACATCGTTTAGCCCCACGGAAATCAAGAACTACCCTGTGCAGGGTGGCGGCGGTGAGTGGGCCAAGGCTGCAATGTGGCTGGTCATCCGCGTGTACTATAAGATGAAGAACTGGAAGGGCCTCGCCCTGCTGGTCAATCAGGTACACGACGCGCTCTACGTGGATGCTGCCAATGATGTTGCCCTTGAGGCAGCCGCAGCGCTCCATGCTGCCATGGAAGAAGCAAGTACCTTCATGGAATACTACTTCAACTGGACAGTCCCGGTACCCGTACCGACCGATACAGAGTGGGGAGCCAACATGATGGAGCATACCCACATGCCCGACAACTTCAAGGATAGGGTCCGCATCTGGCGGGCATCCATCCGCAAGAACTTCATCGACAATTATCATCCCAGCTTTGAGCCAGCGCTCAAGCTTGCGGCATAAGGAGATACACATGAGCTTCGACGTACAAGCAGCCATTGCAGCAGCAGCGGCCCAAGGCCCCAACATGACGGAAGCCGTCTCCGGTGGCGGCGAGCGGGAGCTTCCCGCAGCGGGGCTGGTTCGCCTGCGGCTGGTTCGCTACCTTGAGATCGGCAAGCATATCGACAAGGATATGCAGGGCAAAGAGAAGATCGTGGATCAGGTCGTCCTGACATGGGAACTCAGCGGCCCCAAGCATCCGCCCATGGACATCAACGGGGTTAAGACGCCCATGACCATGGACATCTACATGACGCTGAGCCTCAACGAGAAGGCCAACTTCTTCAAGCTGTTCAAGCGCCTCAACTATGATGGGCAGGCCACGCACTTCGCCCAGCTTCTGGGCAAGGACTTCCTCGGCACCATCGTCCACGTCGAGAAGGGCGAAGGCGCTGACAAGCGCACCTATGCTAACCTCAAGGATGAAAGCGGCTTCACCATCCGCCCGCCGTACATCGTCACCGTCAACGAGGAGACTGGCGAGGAAGGCCAGAAGCGCATCAACGCTGAGCCTGCCCTGTCCCCGCTCAAATGCTTCCTGTGGAACTTCTCCAGCAAGGAAATGTGGGACAGCCTGTTCATCGACGGCAAATGGGACGACAAGAAGGACAAGGACGGCAAGGTCGTCAAGGAGGGTGCCAGCAAGAACTACTGGCAGAACAAGATCAAGTCGGCGGTCAACTTCAACGACAGCCCGCTGGCGGCGATCTTGGGTGCCGGTGGCGAACCGGACCTCCCCGGTGCGGAAACCCCGGATCGCGCTGCCAATGACGAAGACCCGCTGGCGAGTGCTGCCTAATGGATAATTACACCGCCACCATCACCATTAGTAGCCTGCAACTCATCAACGCCGGGTTCTGGTTGGGCTTAGGCTTCACCATTGTTAAGTCGCTATCCGGCCTTCTGGATGCCGTCATAAACTACGGCGAGGCCCGGTGGAAGCTATACCGCGCCAAGCGGGCACACGCCAAGGCTGTGAAGGAAGCCGTTGTATGAGTCCCACACCAGCACCCGGCTCACCCGAAGCGCCGTTCATTACCGACTGTTCTTCCGAAGAGTGGGTTGAATACCACTACGAGGGTGACAAGAAGCACCGCATCGTCAACCCTGTCGAGCGCCACATATTCATGGGCAAGAGCGGCTGGACGCAGCGTGTCATTGACGGTGCCGGTGTTACCCACCGGCCCACACCGGGATGGCTCGCCATGTCATGGAAGCCCAAGCCGGGGCAGCCAGCCTACGTTGCGTAATAGCCCACTCCACGACCTGTAATCGCAATCGCAACGGGAGGCCCTGCTTAATCGCGGGGCCTTTCTCATTTGAGGAGACGCATATGTACGAGGAAGCAATCGCAGCAGCCGCTGCCGCAGCCCCTACCATGATCCCGCCAGCGGTAGTTGTCCCCGGCCTCGAACTGCATGTGGACGGGGATTACCTCGCCTATTACGCAGCAGGCAACGACGAAACCACCGCAGGCGAAAGCCGCTTGAACGCCATCAACTTGCTGGACGCCTTCCGCGCCGCAACTGGTGCCACCAAGATCATTGTCCACAACACCGCCAAGGGTTGCCAGAAGGGCGAACGCTATCTCATTGCCACCGTCAAGCCCTATCAGGGGCAGCGGGACACGGGCCGAAAGCCCAAGAACCACGGGTACCTACAGGACTGGCTCATGTCCTACGAAGGGCCACTGTTCCGCACTAAGAATTGGGCCACCCGTGAAGCCGACGATGGTATTGCTGCTTGCGCTCATTATGCTGTGGGCCGCAATCCGGGCTACATCGCCATTGCCACCGCAGACAAGGACCTTCGGATGCTTCCCGGTCTGCACATCGACTGGCTCAAGCGCAACCTAGTCCGGGTCATGCCGGGTGCCTATGATGTCGTCGGGCCAGAGATCGAGAAGATCAAGGCAGGCGTTGTCATCAAGGAACGCGGCAAACAGTACGGTCTCAAGTTCTTCTTCATGCAGTTGCTCATGGGGGACACTGCGGACAACTGCCCCGGCTTGCCGGAGTACCGTAGCTACAACGCCAAGAGCGAGACGACTTACAAGAAGCTGGGCGAGAAGACCGCCTATGACTTGCTGGATGACTGCCCTGACATTCTTTCGGCTGTCAACCAAGTCTGCGACCTGTACTTCGAGAACTACCACCGCGAGCAGCGCTGGGCCGCACGGCGCGGCGACGGCTTCACCGAGTGGGCTGACCGCTTGGCGGAGCAGGCTGCTCTCATGTGGATGCGGTTGGATAATGCCGCGTCCGTATCGGACTTTGCCACCCACAAGGGGCACAGCCGCATCCCTTGGCCGCAGGAGGTGCTTGCGGCTGCACAACGACTAGAGGAACGAGTAAAACTTGCAAGGCAGGCGCTTAACCACACGGGAAGTAACGACGATCCGCTCTGCGCAGATAGGGCAGCAGCGTAACCTCTGTGGCATCTGCCAGCGTCCGATTAAGGACAAGGCTCCCAACGACCCTGTTCTCGACCATTGCCACAGCAGCGGCGCTGTGCGCGGCACCCTGCATCGCTCATGCAATTCCCTGCTGGGCAAGGTCGAGAACAACTCTGCTCGCTTCGGGGTAAGGTCCCTGCCTGAGTTCCTGCATGGGGCTGCGGCGTACCTCCAGAAGCATAGCACGAACATTACCGGCCTCATCCACCCGACCCACAAGACGGATGATGAGAAAAGGCTGGCCCGTAACAAGAAGGCAGTCGCCAAGCGCGCTGCCGCGAAGAAGGCATAGACCATAGCACCACCGATTAAGCCTCGGCCCTTCTCCCAAGAGGAGATTGCCAAGGCAGTGAATGAAGCTGGTGGCAACATCAGCAAGGCGGCTCGCGCCCTGACCGCAATGGGCAGGTGTGACGTGAACCACCAGTTGTTGCGCCGCTGGATCAGCCAGATGGACCATACCGACCTCAGCGACGGTTACGACCGGGCCAAGGAAGTTGCCCGCAGCCGTAACGCGATGGTCGAGAACAACCGCCTCCGCGCCGACAATCGGGCGCTGGTGGACGCCATAGGCCACAAGGAAGCGTTCCTCGACAGCGTACAGCGGATGCTGTCCGATCTACCGGAACGGCCTCCCGTGGACTTCAAACCCTTCATCGGCGGGCAGGTAGGCAAGCCGGTAACGGTGGAAGTCCTGCTGTCCGACCTCCAGATTGGCAAGCTCAGCCCCGGCTACAACACGCTGGTTGCCCGCAAGCGCCTGTTTGAGTTCGGCAAGTCCGTCCTGTTCCAGATCGAACAGAAGGCCAGCGTCGGCTACCGCGTTGAGCGCATCGTGCTCGCCCTGCTGGGTGACATCATCGAAAGCGACAAGAAGCACAAGAACAGTGCCCGCGCTACCGACACGGGGACCGCAGAGCAAATCTTCGATGCGACCCTTGGTATCTTCGAGTTCGTGATTGAACCGATTGCCCGCCTCGGCATCCGGCTGGATGTCGTGGGTATCACCGGCAACCACGACTGGGACGACCACGGCCTCAACATGTTCCAACCCGGTAAGCAGCAGCTTAGCTGGCCGATGTACAAGAGCCTTGAGCTTATCACGGACAAGGCCGGGTACGAGAATGTCCGGTGGACTGTCCCTGAGGGCAGCTATGCCGTGCTGGATTTCTACGGGCAGCACTGCCTGTACGAGCACGGCGTCGGCGTTGCCGTCAGTGAGTCAGCAATGAAGGCCCACAAGATTAAGCGCTCTGAGCAGGAGAAGAAGCACCTCACCTATTTCCGCATGGGTGACAAGCACACCGTCACCAGCTTCAACGCTGGGCAGATGGTAGTGAACGGCGCGTTCTTCGGGGCCACCGCTGGCGGCACGGAATACAGCGGCATCGCGGGTTACTCCTCCGTCCCTGCCCAGTGGATGGGCTTCCACGTAGCTCGCAACGACAATCGCCTGTCGCTCTACGACAGCTTCACAATTCAACTGGACCATATCAGCGAATGAGCGGATGCAACCTGCGCGGCACCTGCCGCCCGTGCAAAGAAGCCCCGGATTGTAAATACGGGTACGGCCCCGGCGAAAGCCCGCGCAGCACAAGCAAGGAACCTACCGGAAAGCTGGTACAGACAGAGGAGGGGCCGCGATACGTTTTCCCCTCCGAGCCTGACACCACCGGCCACACGGAGCTTTCCGCACCGGAACCACAGAAGGAAGCCCCAGAGAAGTCCCCGCTCGATACCCAAGTGGGCGGCGACCACTACAGGAGCAAGGGTATCCAGCCCGTCGAGTACGCCCACGCCAACAAGCTGGGCTTCTTTGAAGGCAGCGTCGTCAAGTATGTAACCCGCTGGCGGGACAAGGGCGGCATAGCTGACCTTGAGAAGGCCCGACATTTCCTCGCAATACTTATCGAACTGGAGACAAGAAATGGCTGATTACATTATCCAGAAGGCTGTCAACATGGATGCGGTCAAGAAGACGCATCGCAAGACCTTGGAGGAATATGCCCGCACTTACGAAGCCCAGCACAAGTACGATGGCTGCTGCGGCATCATCACGCTGGGCCACGATGGCACCTCCCTGTGCCAGTCCCGCACCGGCGAGGTTTACCCGTCGCTCGATTTGGTGGCGTCCGAGCTTCACCACGCGCTGAAAGAGCAGATCGGCACCCATGAGGGGCTGGTGCTCATCGGTGAGGCGTGGTGGCCCGGAAAGGACCAGTTCAGCGCGATCAGCGGGGAGTTCCGCCGACTGGTTCCCAGCCGCAACCTGCACTTCGTCATCAATGACGTGCTGACCACGGCGGAGTTCGAGGCCGGGAAATCCTATTCGGTCTATATGGCCCGCATGGACCGCCTCAGGGACGCAAAGCTCCCGGAACGGGCATCGATCGCCACGCGCTACGAACCCGGCTCCTACGGGTGCCCGCAGGCGCTCTGCAATGAGCTTGTGGAAATGGGCGGCTTCGACGGGCTGATCCTGAAAGACCCGTTCGGCCTGTGGGAGCGCGGGCGCGGCACCACCGGGGAAATCGTGAAGATCAAGCGGGTGCTGTCCTACGACCTCCGGGTGGTCAACTACGAACCCGGCAAGGGCAAGCACGAGGGCAAAATGGGAGCGCTGGTGGTGCAGTTCGGTGACAAGCTGCTGCGCGTCGGGACGGGCTTCACGGACGATCAGCGCGAGAACCACCAGCAGTTTGAAGGCGCGATCATCGAAGTGGAAGCCATGGACCTCAGCAGCGAGGGGCTGTTGCGGGAGCCGCGCTTCAAGGGCGTCCGCCTGGACAAGATCGAACCGGATGCCATTGCCGCTTGAAACTATTCACCAAGCGTAAGGACGGCGGTACAGAGAGCACCGTCACCGGCTACTGGCTGGTAGAGATCAAGTCCCTGTTCTCCATATGCCTGCTGCGATTTGACGGCCGCAGCCGGGAAGCGTTCCATACCCACGCCTTCAACTGCTTTAGCTGGGTACTACGCGGCGAGCTATTCGAGACGTTCTTGGATGGCCGCACGGTCACGCACCGGGCCAGCCTCGTACCCTTCATCACCAAGCGCAGCGACTTCCACAAGGTGTCCTCTCCCGAAGGCACCTCGTGGGTACTCAGCTTTCGTGGGCCATGGTGCCGCTACTGGAAGGAGTACCTGCCCGCTGCACGTAAGCACATCACCCTTACCCACGGCAGGGCCGTGATAGCATAACCAAGGACTAAGTTGCTTACCCAAGTAGAACTCGAACAAGAAATGTATGCGTTTGGCCGCGCCCGCTCCGAGCGGATGATGGCCCGGAATGAAGAAGACGGCAGGGCCAATAGTAACCCTTACGCTCAAGCAGTGTACCGCCGCTTTGTTTTGCCTCTCGCTGAGATTATTCGCGAGGATGTATCGAATAAGAAACCCGGACGGCGCAAGGCGCATACTGTTCTACTTGGCCCCATGGACCCAGAGGCAGTCGCCTTCCTTGCCGTCCGCAACACCCTCAATGCCCTGCTGCACGGTAGCGTGTCCACCATGCCGGGGCGAGAGATAACGCAGGCTGCGGCCCGGTCAGTCATGACCGTGGTTGGCCGCGCCGTCTATCATGAGCTTCTGCTGAGCCTCTTTGCTGAGGCATCGCCTGACCTGTTCTACACCCTGACATACGACTTGGGCCGCAGGATGTCCAAGAGCGAGCGCCACCGCATGACCGTGTTCAAGATGCAGGCCAAGGAGCACGGCGTCCCCGTCCCTGAGTGGGGCGCTGGCGGGGTGCAGCAGATCGGCGCGTATCTGTTGGATCAGCTTGAGGCGCTGGGTATGTTGGAAATGCACCGGAACACGGTAGTTGCCGCCCGCGCCAGCCAAGTCCGTAACACGGTGGAGGTTCGCCTGTCTCCCGCGCTGCTCGACCTCATCAACGAGGTGAAGGGCCACATCATGGAGACGACGCCCTACTACCTACCCTGCGTCGAGCCGCCGAAGGACTGGACGGCAGTGGACAACGGCGGCTTCCACACCAAGGAAATGCGACGGCTCCACCCGTTCGCGGTACGCAGCCATGGCGGGTGGTCCGAGTTTGAGGAGCACGACATGAGCACCCCGCTTGCGGCGATCAACGCTTTGCAGGCGGTACCATGGAAGATCAACGGGGATATGCTGGACACCATCCGGCTAGTCGCCAAGCACTTCGACATGGAGGAGGTACTGTCTCAGGCAGAGTGCCCCTCCCCTGATAAGCCGGACTGGCTCATAGGCGACATGAAGATCGCAGATATGTCACCCGGCCAAGCTGAGGAGTTCGTACACTGGAAACGACAGAAGGCCGAATGGTTCACGCAGATGAAGCTAAGGGGGACCAAGTACGGGCGGTTCTACACTGCGACCACTGTGGCCGACAAGTTCAGGCAGTTCCCCGCGATCTACTTCGTTTACTTCGCGGACTTCCGTGGACGCTTGTATGCACAGACTACGGGTGTGTCGCCGCAGGGGTCCGACATGCAGAAAGCACTCCTGCACTTCGCGACCGGGAAGCCACTGGACACGGTGGAGGCAGAACGCTGGTTCTGTATTCACGGCGCGAACAAGTGGGGCTACGACAAGGCGAGCTTGGATGACCGCGTTAAGTGGGCTGATGACCACCACCAGCAGCTTATGTCTTTCGCGGATGATCCTGTTGCAAACAGTGGTTGGACTGAGGCCGACTCTCCTCTCCAGTTCTTGGCGTGGGTACTCGAATATGCGGCGTGGAGAAAGTCGCCTCATGACTTCATTAGCCGCATCCCGGTTGGCATGGACGGAAGCTGTAACGGGCTGCAAAACTTCAGCGCAATGCTGCGTGACGAGGTGGGCGGCAAGGCAACCAACCTAGTCCCTGCCCTGCTGCCCAACGACATTTACCAGATGGTGGCGGACGTTACCGCCCACAAGCTGCGGCAGGTTGCGCCTGTCGAGGCACCGGCCCCAGATGGCACAGAGGAAACCGATAAGGCTATCCTCCGCATCAACAACGAGAATAGCTACCGCCTCAAGTGGCTCAAGCACGGGATCAACCGGACGCTGGTGAAGCGTAGCGTTATGACCCTGCCCTACGGCTCCACCCGCTTCTCCTGCGCCGACTTCATCGTTGATGACTATCTCAAGTTCGGGAAGGCCCCGGAGTTTGAGAAGATCGAGTATGGCAATGCCGCTCGCTACCTCAGCCACTTCGTCTGGGACGCCATCGCTGACGTGGTGGTGAAGGCCCGCGAGGCGATGGTGTGGTTGCAGGACGCCAGCCGGAAGATCATGAAAGACGGGACCGGCTGCATCCGCTGGGTGACGCCTTCCGGCTTCCCGGTAGCCCAGTATTACCAAGAGCAGGAAGTCCACCGGATCAACACCAAGCTCTGCGGCAACGCCAAGATCAGGGTGAACACCGATACGGCCACCCCGGACAAGCCCCGGCACCGCAACGGTATCGCGCCCAACTTCATCCACAGCATGGACGCCAGCCATCTAGCGCTGGTGACAGTGGCAGCCGCCGCAATGGGTATGATGCTGGCGATGATCCATGACGACTACGGTACACACGCCGCTGACGCTGGTAAGCTATACCGTGTCATCCGCGAGGTTTTCGTCGCCATGTACGAGAACAACGACCCGCTCAGCGACTTTGCAACCAAGTACGACCTCAGCAATCCTCCAGATCGCGGGCATCTGGACCTTAGGGCTGTGCTCCAATCCCAATACTTCTTCTCGTGAATTGAATTGGGACCGTATAGCACAAGGAGCATCTATTAGCCCATGGATAAACCCACTGAAATAGCAAGGCTTCATAAATCTCAATATGAAAAGTTGGAGCAGATGATGCCCAAGCCTTCCATATCCGAGAAGAGTACAGAGTTACAAGCAGGGTACCTCCTTGGTATCCAGCATGTCTTGAAAGTCCTGCGTGATGGTTGGACCATCGGAGCGTAGGGTAGAGAGATCAGATTACGACATCATAAGACAAGCACTAAGCTCCTCACTAGAGAGAGCCAAGGCTAAGTCCGCCAAGGCATGGCTGCATACCGTAGATATGGATTGCGTCATGGGCATGGTGTACAACCGAGATACTTCGCACATTGTTGACGGGTATCTGGTTGTTTATGATGTCGTAACACCAGAATACACAACAGCATCCTTCCTTGAGGAGGTGCTAGTGTGCCGGTTGAGTAGAGGTGGCCGCTTCGGCAGTGTCACCTCATTCTTATGCCGCAAGGCAGAGGAGGCCGGTTGCGTTATTGTTGGCGCAGGTACAGCATTGGCATGGGATGATAATGCTCTGGCCTCCTTATACATTAGGGAGGGCTTCACCATAGAAGCGACATCACTTGTTAAGGTACTATAATGGGCGGTCTATTCGGCGGCGGTAAGAAGGCTGCACGGATCACCGCTGCGGCCACACTCAAGTCTGCCGAAATGCAGGCAGCTAACGATAGGCTTGTTGCTCAAGCATCGCAGAACTCCATGGAAACCATGCTGGCGCAGTCGGTCGCATCCGACAAGGCCGCTGAACTGCTGTCCGTGCCGCAAGGCCAGATCGACGTGCAGCTAGGTGCCAGCACCGACGCCCCGACAGTGGATGAGGCTACTGGCAAGCGGCGCACCGTCCGCCAGAAGTACACGCCAACTCGAAACAAAGGGACCCAGCTTTAATGGGCAAGATTATGACGCGGCTCGCCGACAAGATACGGGCCAACGCCGCGACCCTACCCACCGCCCAGACCAGCAAGCCCAAAGCGTGGAACGGGGTAAGGGCGGCCCTCCAGAACGCCCAGATGACGAAGAAGCAGGTCGGGGCCAACATTAAGGAATGAGCATTGGCTAACGCGGGTAACGCGAGAGGCCGATGGAATCAACTGAACAGCGCAAGGCAGGGCTTCATAAAGCGCTGCATTAATTACGCTAGGTACACCCTGCCTAAGATTTGTGAGCCTGATAACTACGATCAGAACAGCCAAGAGCTTGCCCACGACTATCAGGCAGTGGGTGCGCAGGTGAGCAACCATCTGGCTAACAAGATCATGCTCGCGCAGTTCGCTCCATCCCGCCCGTTCTTCCGTCTGGATGCAACGCCGGAAATGGCGGCACAGATCAAAGAGCTTAAAGCCCCAGAAGCTGAGATTGCCAATATGCTTGCCCAAGGCGAGCAGGAGGCAGTCAAGCAATTGGACAAGCTGGCCCTTCGACCTAAGCTGTACGAAGCTATCAAGCACCTAATCATTACTGGCAACGTCCTTGTCTGTTTGGACGAAACCCTGCGCGTCATCGGCATCAAGAAGTATGTCGTCCGCCGCTCAATCTCTGGCAAGCTACTGGAGCTAATCCTAGCCGATGAAGTTGTCTTCGATGAGCTAGGCCATGACGTGCAGGATGCTGTTGATCGACGGCGCTACCGCCCGGATACCAAGGTCACGCTCTTTAAGTGGATCAGGCGTAACTCGGCGGGTGACTACACACTAACCCAATGGCTGGACAATAACCAGCTTCCGGCGGAGTTCAACGGCAAGTGGCCTGAGGATAAACTACCATACCGGGTTATCACTTGGGACCTCGCAGACGGCCAGCACTATGGTACCGGGCTAGTCGAGGATTACAGCCGTGACTTCGCAGGCCTGTCCGCCCTCTCCCTATCGCAGGTACAGGGCGCGATCCTAGCGTCTGAGTTCCGCTGGCTGGTGAACCCGGCTGGCATGACTAAGCCTGAGGACTTCGAGAATAGCGAGAATGGGGCAGCCATCCCCGGCAACGAGGGCGACATCACCTTGGTCCAGTCCGGTAAATCCGGAGACCTCCAGATTACCATGTCGATGGCCGCTGAGTACGTCAATCGTATCGGCAAGGGCTTCCTCCTGGGATCGGATGTTGTCCGTGACGCAGAGCGCGTCACCGCTGAGGAAATCCGGCTTGTTGCTAACGAACTGGAGACGGCCCTTGGTGGCGCGTACAGCCGCATGGCTGCTGACTTCCAGATGCCGCTCGCCGTGTGGCTCCTCGCCAAGATCAAGATCGGCACTGGCCCCACCAGCTTTGAACCAACGGTTGTCACCGGCCTAGACGCGCTGAGCCGCAACGGGGACCTCGAAAACCTCAAGCTCTGGTTGAGCGACATGGCTGCACTACAGGGGCTTCCCCCGGAGTTGCTGGCCCGGTTGCAGTTGGACAACATTTCGGCGGACCTCGCCACCGCACGGCGCATCCCCACCGCCAAGTATATCAAACCCCCTGAGCAGATCGCGCAGGAGCAAGCTGACGCACAGGAGCAGGCCACACAAGCCGCTGCCGCCCAGTCTGCCCTCGACGCCAGTGCTAGACAAGGACGACCTACCGAATGACAGTTGAAACGGTGGCACCCGCCGCCGAAACCGTTGTGGCACCTGTTGCCGCAGCGCCCGTTGTTGCGCCTGCCGTCGCCGCTGCCGTTGAGGCCACCCCGCCTGTAACGCCCCCGGTGACGCCGCCCGCCCCTGTTACTCCTCCCGTTACCCCGGCACCCGTTGGGGACAGCATCGAAATCGTGACCTACGAGCCTACGGGCGATCCGGGCCTCGACATCGCTTTGGAGTTCGTGGGCAAGCTGGGCTACCGCACGGACAGCCCTGCGATGCAGGCCGCTATGAACGGGGATTACACCCTGATCGAGGCAGAGCTTGCCGCACTGGGTCCGAAGGCCGCAGGCTGGGAGCGCCACGTTGCGCTTGCCAAGGCTGCCGACGAACGGGCTGCGCGGGCTGCTGCTGATACCAAGGTCGCTACGGACAACGCCTGTGAAAAGGCTGTCGGCGGCAAGGAACAATGGGCTGCTATCCAGACGTGGGCCGTCGCCAATGCCTCTGCGGAGGAGAAGGCTGCGATCAACGCCATGTTCGACCTCGGCCCGATTGCTGCCCGCATGGCTGCTATCGCTATGAGCCAAGCATACAGGTCCGCACCGGGTACCGTGATTACTCCCAAGGACCCCCTTCGTGATGTGGCTGGCTCTGTCCCCGCCACAGGCGCGCTCTCGAAACGCGAATACACCCAAGCTGTCCAGCAACTGCGGCAGTCCATGGGACGCAAGTTCGAGACTTCACAAGAATATGCGGACCTCCGCGCCCGTCACGCTGCGTATCGCGGCTAATTAGGAACAGAATACCTTAATGCCTTTGTTTGATGACGCGGGTAACATCCCCGTCGCACAGATTACCCGTCCCGGCCAGCTTGACCAGACGGGCGACATCAACGCCACCGCAGTTACCGAATACGGCGCGGCAGTTGAACACACGATTGAACGCAAGTCGAAGCTGCACGGCTTCATCCCGGTTCGCAGCGTTCGCGGTACCAACAAGATCGGCTCGTTCGGCTTCGGTGAGAGCACCGTGCAGAAGCTGGTGGTTGGTGAGGCGCCTCCGGCGACCAAGAACGACGTTGGCAAGAACACGCTGACCGTCGACACGGTTATCCTCCAGCGCCACGCTATCCCGATGCTGGAAGACTTCCAGACCTCTTACGATGCCCGTACCGAACTGGGCGTGGAAGATGGCCGCGCCATGGCGAAGTTCATCGACCAGTCCTACTTCATTCAGGCAGCGAAGGCGGCGAACCTTGGCGACAGCGCCTATTCCAACGTGGCCGACAAGCCCGCTGGCTTCAAGGGCGGTTCCAAGATCACGCTGAGCGCATCCGGCGATGCCACCGATCCGGCGAAGCTGTACGCGGCGATCCGCGACCTGTGCGTCCTTTTTGAGGCCAAGGACGTGGTTCCCTCGGAAGATGACATCATGGTCGCCTTCCGCCCGCAGCAGTTCTACGCCTTGCAGGACGCAGAGCAGATCATCAACGGCACCTACGTTACCGCCAGCGGTACCCGCATGGAAGGCGTCCCGATCTTCAAGGCGTTCGGCTGCCCGGTCGTGTCCACCAACAACCTGCCTTCGGGCGTCATCAGCGGACACCACCTGTCCAACGCGGACAACGGCAATGCCTATGACGGCGACTTCACCAAGCTGCTGGCTGTGGCCCTCTCGGCCAAGGCGCTGCTGGCCGGTGAGACGATCCCGCTGGAGCATAAGCTGTGGTGGAGCGATATGTACAAGACCCACTTCGTTGACAGCCACTGCGCCTACGGCGTGACGGTTGACCGCGCTGAATATGCCGGTGCGATCTACCTCCCCTAAGCCTTACGGCTAACCCAATGGCCCCGCCCTTCCTTAACTGGAGAGGCGGGGCTTTTCGCGTTTGGATCATAGATGACCTTTTTGTCGAAGCTGGATGTCGTCAACGACATGCTGGCCTCCCTTGGCGAAAGCCCTATCAACGACCTGTCCACTGGGCATCCCATGGCTGCAACGGGGCAGCGCCTGCTGAACCAAGCGGGTGTCCGTGAGCAGTCCAAATCGTGGTGGTTCAACAAGGAACTTGTCACCCTCTCCCCTGACGGCACCGGCACGATCTACGTGCCCACGGACACGCTTCGGGTGGACCCTCAAGATGAATCTCAGGCGTTCGTCCAGCGGGGCCGTAGGCTCTACAACCCGTTCGCTGCCGCCTCCGTGGACAAGTATGTGTTCACGTCGCCGGTACGATGCTGGCTAGTCCGCCTTGTCCCCTTTGAAGACCTTCCCGCGCCTGCGCAGAACCTTGTGTCCTTCGCGGCCCAGATGGACTTCTCCAAGGCTTATGACGGCGACCCGGCTAAATACGCCGCCCTCAAGCTGTCCTACACGGACGCCTACACCACCCTGATGGCGGACCATATCCGCAACCAGAACAGCAACCTGCTGCGCCGCCGCTCTGTTGGCTACGCCGCCGTGCCGTTCAACAACTACGGTATCATCCAGTAATGACTAAGATCGCAGGCTCCTATGAGAGCGTCGTGCGAGGGGTATCTGAGCAGGTTCCGCAGGACCGGCGATCCGGTCAACACACCGCCCAGATCAACATGGTGAGCGATCCTGTGCGCGGCTTGGCCCGCAGGCACGGTTCCGTTATGCAGAGCGAGACTGTTCTGCCTATAGCCAATGTCCTTTACCCCTCCCTTATCTCCGATACGGCCAACCACAAGACCCTGCCCTTCAAGGTAGAGGGCGTGGAATACGACCTGATTTACCGCTCCGCGCCGGATTACTTCGCCGTGGGCAAACCCGGCTTCGCTTTCTGCAACAGCCCTGCCACCAACACCTTTGTGCCTATTGTTTACAATACGGGCGATGCGACTCTCAACGAGCTTATTGCGGGCGGCGTATCCGCAGGCGTCAACGTTGGTCGGTTCATCTACCTAGCTGGTAACATAATCACCCCCACCTTCACGGCGAGCAGCCCTTGGGCAGCTACGGACAACCAGCAGAAGTATGTCGGCTGGGTCCGGGGAGGTGCTTACAGCCGCACGTTCAAGCTGATCCTGACGCGACCCGACGGTAGCAAGGTGACGGCCAGCTACAAGACTGTAAGCTCCAGCTACCCAAACCTGCTAAACACCTCGGACCTTCTGGCCTCCGACGCAGAGTATCAAAAGAAGGTCAATGACCGGGTTAACGCCTACAACGGCGAAGTCACCAAATGGATCGGTACGGCGGCGGCGGACATCACCCCTGAGAACATCGCGCAGAAACTCGCGGAAGACCTAGTAGCACAGGGCGTCACTGGTGTGAGCTACACCGGAGGAACCGTAACTGTCTTTAACTCAGCGTTCAGTGAGATTGCTGGGGATGATGGTGGCGACGGTACTCTCATCCACGCTGTTGGCAACGAACTTAAGGCAGTCGATCTTGTCTCGACAATCCACTGGGTTGGCAAGATAGTCCGCATCGCGCCCAAGGCTGACGGCGCAGAAGCCATCTACCTACGCGCTGAGCCAAAGGACAAGGTGAGCACCGGCATTACCGAAGTGGTCTGGCGGGAGTGTGCCGGTAAGGTCATGCAGCCTGACAAGGTGTTCATCATGGGCACCGTGATTGACGGGACCCTCTACTTGGCCTCTACCGCTGCGGCGCTGTCCACCCTCACCGGGCTGGAGGTGCCGGGATTTGCCGTCAACGAGGTAGGCGACGACCTCTCCTGTCCGCTGCCCGAACTGTTCGGCAAGAAGATCACCTACCTCGGCCTATTTCAGGATCGGCTCGTGATCGGTGCTGGCGGCACCATCCTCATGTCCCGCAACGGGGACTACCTTAACTGGTTCCGCAAGAGCGTCACCACCATCATCGACACGGACCCTTGCGAGGGTTACGCCCTTGGTGCTGAGGATGACACGATCCGGTACTCAACGATCTATGATCGCAACCTCGTCCTCTATGGCGAGAAGAACCAGTACATCATCAGTGGCCGTCAGCCCGTTGTCCCCAATGGGTTCAGCATCATGACCGGCACCGCGTTTGAGGATGCAGTGGACGCGGCCCCCAAGGCCAGCGGCAACTACGTGTTCTACGCCCGCCATAGCGGCGAGGCAGGCCGCGAGATTACGGGCCTCCATCAGGTACAACCTGGCATCGTCGCGGAAAGCCCGGAGAGCTACGACACGTCCGAAGGGCTGGACACCTACATCCAAGGCACCCCCGTTGAGATTGTCGCCATGACGGCCCCTAACGTGGTGCTTCTGCGGACTGCCACACAGCGCAACAGCCTCTATACCTACAGCTACCTCGACAAGGCCAATGGCTCCGAGCGCATTACGGATAGTTGGTCACGCTGGGACTGGGACCCTGCTGTCGGCTCCATCGTCGGCATCAGCAAATATAAGGGCGGCATCCTAGTCTATCTCCTCAGGACGGGTAAGGACCCGGCTGGGGCCACCAAGATTTGGTTCGCCGTCGAGCGGTTCGTGCGCGAGAGCACCCTGTCAGGCTACCCCTATGCGGACAGCCTGCGTCCTGTGTCCTCAGTCACGTCCCCTCCCTCGTCTGGCTTCATCAGCGGCACCAGTGACTTTGCTGATCGTGCCTGCGTGGTCGTGGGCGGTAACAGCGAGTTCCGCTTTATGGGCGAGGCGCTGACGAACCTAGCGGCGTTCCTAGCCAACTACCCGGCAGACCTCGGTAATAGCTGGGTAGGCATCAACTGCCCCGCATATGTCACCCCCACCAATCCGTTCACCACAGACCGGAACGGCAGGGCGATCCTCACAGGCCGCACGACACTGGGTTCCGTGGACATCAGCGTTGCGGATACCGGAGGCCTGTCTGTGGACGTGACACGCTTTGGCACAACCGCCACGGTGCTGGACTTCATCGGACGCATCCTCGGCCAAGAGGCCAACCTTATCGGAAGGCAGCCGGTGGTAGCCACCAACCTCAAAGCCACCATCGGCGGGGAGGTACGGGAGTGCTCCTACACCATCCGCAGCAAGAAGTGGCTACCTCTAACGGTAACGGCGATTGGCTGGGTTGGGCAATATTTCAATAACACAAGGCGCGTTACCTAATGGGTCAACTGCTATACGCCGGGGCCATCCACATTGTCGAGCAGGCCAAGATTGACGCTGCCCGGATCACTCAGAAATCCGGTAATGAGCGGCGCGGGGCGGAGACTGCTCTACAGCAGTTCTCTGCGGCTCTTGGCACTAAACGGCGATTGGATGCCGCTGGTGATAACATCAATGCAATTAACGAGAACATAGGCCGGAACCTTGATGCTGCCGCTGCTGGGACTTTCCAGAGCCGCATCGCTGCTGCTGAGGAGGCAGGGGCACATGCGGCAATGGCGGCTGCTGCTGGTATGGGCGGATCGTCCGTTGACGTTTTCAATGAGACGGTACAACTGGCTAACGCTATGCGAGAGGAAAACGCTAGTCGTGCTGTCCGATCCGACAGCGTATCAGCATCGGCGCAGGCAGGCAGCGTCCTCAAAGATGCCGTCGCCAGCATCGACAACAACGTCTATGCAGCCAACCTCGACTTCAAACAGTATGTCGATCACAAGAAACCCTCGACGCTGGGCAACCTTGCTACGCTGGGCATCGCCGCTGCCGCCACCTACTTTGGTGGCCCCAAGGCTGGCGCTGCGGTCATCAGCTTGCGGGAGGCGGACATAGCGGCATCTAACGGAGACTTTGCGGGGGCTAGTAGCTCCCTGTCGTCCGCCGCCAATATGGGGTTCAGCAGCTTCAAAGAGACGCGGGCCGCAGGCGGTCACTACTGGTCTAGCGCTAGGATGACCGGCCCCAAAACGAAATAACTAAGGATCAATATGGTATCAGGATTTGAAACCCGCCAAGGCGGGCGGCAGACCTTCGCGTCTGCAACCGCTGCCCCTGCCCAATCCCGTGCCACCTCATCGGGTGCATCGGCAGGGGCACAAGTGGTTGGCGGTGACAGCGTTGGCGGGGTGGTCGGTGGCGAAATCACTACCCCCGGCCCTAGCGGCGCGGGCCTCGGAGAGTTCTTCGGGCGCATCATGGAACCGCACATCCAGCGGCGACAGCAGGAGGAGTTCCTGCGCGGCGCGGTAGATCAGATGAGCCGCAAGGCCGGGGATGAGATTAAGGCGAGCAACGGCGCGTTCTCAACGATCTTCGGCCCAACCTCCTATGAGGCAGGCGCGATCTTCTACGGGGCGAACAAGGCTGTCCATGACTTCGGCACGGAAACGATGCAGGACATGGACACCTACAAGCGGATGCCGCCTGCGGAGTTCACCAAGGTTCTGGCTGATAAGATGCAGAGCCTCCAGACCGGCGACCGCTTCACCGATCAGGCAACGCAGGCTGCCGT